TTTCGTCACGGATCTTTTTCTTTTCTTCGGCAGTCAACCGCGGACGACCCTTGCCACTTCCGTCAATTTCTTCACCGTCGTTACCTTGTCCTTCGCCTTCTCCATCACCGTCGTCGAGGTGATCGTCAAGCAATTCTCCAAGAGTAGACATGTCAATTTTGATAGCCTTGCTTTCAATTTCTTCGTAAATTTGTTCGTAACTCCAACCGCGATATTTGTTGTCTTGAAAGATTTTAATAAAACTAGGCACTTGCCCAATTTTTTCATCGACAAGAATTTGATTAGCGGCATAGTCTGCGGCAATGTTAGACAATGCAGGATCTCGGTTGTCACGACGACCCATATGATCTAAAACATTATGAAGAACTTCGTGAGCAAAGCCAAACTCTGCTTCTTTAGGTTTGAGTTTGTTTACAAAATCATTATTGTAATAAAAATTACGACCATCGGTGGCTAGTGTAGCACACCAATCTGATGCATCGATCATTTTAAGGCGTGTTGCCAAGTTACCAAAGAACGGGTGGCGCAACAATAATCCAACACGAGCAGTTACAAGTTTCTCAATAATTTTGTTTTTTTCTGCCTGTGTATACTCTTTGGTAGGGATAGGCTTTTTAGTTTTTTCTGCTTTCATCACTGACGACATGACAATCCTTTCGTTGATATACTATTATATAATCAAAATTGCAAAAGAGCAAGTAAAAAGGGCCTCAACGGGCCCAATTTTAACCCTCCATTGCTTGGATGATATATTTGCCATACTTGTCGTGGAACTTGTCAAAGTGTTCCAATTTACTTGCATCAAACGGCAAATTGTAGTTAGTGAGAGCAACTTTAGCACCCATAACAACAAGCTCTGTTGGGAAGTTCTCCATCATAAATTTAAAGAAATTGTCAGCCATTGCATCCCAATTTTTAACTTTCTTCTTGTCTGCTTCTTGGAGCTCGTAGCACAAGCTGATGCTCAAAGAATACATAGCACTGATTTCTTTGATGTTAACTTTATCAACTTTGCCCGACAGGATATCTTCGGGTTTAGGCATTTGTTTGGCAACCTTACGGTGAGCCATAAACTTAACAGCAAGACCTTCACCGACAGCACCTGCAACTAGGTCAGTTAGTGTATTCTCGTCTAAATCATCATCGCCGAGTAATTCGCTAACAAATGACCAAGAGCGGGGAGTAGCAAAGCTACGTGAACTAGATTTTGGATCAAAGTCGTACAAATCCTGTTTGGCAAAACCCAAGTAACCAACAACTTGTTCGTGGATTTTGTTGTTAACAGCCCATTCTTGCCAGTCGTCAAAACTATAAGTGAGTTCCAAGTGCAGGAAACGGTTTGCCAACGGAGCAGGCATACGATAAGTAACACCCTTATCAGTTTCGCGGTTACCTGCGGCAATAATTGAAACACCGTCCGGGAGTACATAGGTACCAACACGACGATTCAAAATAAGTTGATAAGCGGCCGCTTGAGTAGCAGGTGCCGCAGAGTTCAATTCATCCAAGAACAGGATAGCAGTAGAATCTGGATCTGTGGGTAATTCAGCAGGAGGAGCCCAAGTCATAGTATTTTGAGTACTATTGTAATACGGAATACCTTTAATATCGGTAGGCTCCCAAAGACTCAATCGAACGTCAATAACCTCACGATCAAATTCGTCACCAATTTGTTTAACAATATCAGATTTACCAATACCCGGAGGACCCCACATAAAAACAGGGCGCTTAATTTTTACGCATTTGCGGAGACTACGTTTAGCCTCGTTAGGCGTAACTGTACGATTGGCGCTCACTTCTTTAGACATTTAAAAACCTTTCTAAAAATTGCTGGAATAAAATGTTTCGCAGTACAATTATTATACTGTTATTTAGGTCTTAAGTCAAGAAGATTCTGTGTTGTTTTTTTGCGACATTGCCTTTGCAAGTCCGTATTTTTGAACATCTCCGCCAAAAAGAATAAGTTCCACGGCAGTCTTTTCTCGGAATACAACAATAGACTTTCGATCTAAAAAGTATGGACTTTCCATGTACTTGTCTAAATTGAGTACAAGACTGTTTGTCAAAATAGTATCAATTGGAATATTGATGTTGTAGGATTTCATTTCTAAATGCTCGACAAGCATTTTAAATCCTACGTCAGTAAGGCGATAGCTATTTGGATGAGAATTTCGGGGATTCATCCACCATAATTTATGGTGTTTTTGAAAAGTTTTATTGTCTGCGGGCAAAGATAACTGATCTATAAACTTCTTTGTCAGCTCTCTTTTATCTATCATTCTATTATGCGTTCGCCGGTGGTTAATTTATAAACAGCAAAATCTTGGCAATTAAAAAGTTTATTGAGTTTTTCAGCTAGATTAAGTGCATGTCCGCTATTGGAAAAACTTACTTTTTTATATTTTGGTCCTACTTGTTGTGCAACAATACTAGATGTTTTTAAGTTCACCGGTTGATCTTTATAGAATACAGCCCAAATGGCATCGGCTTCTAAAACTTGTTCTGTTTTGTAAGTTTTTTTATCTGTTATTTCTAATAATACGTTAGGCTTCGGTCTACTCATAATTATATACGCACTCCAAATATACGTATATATTTATCGAGTTATTTAAAAATTTCCACCGTCCATTTTGATCTGAGTAGTATTTGAAGCAGGCTGGGCAGAACTAATTAATTGGTCTAATTCGCCACTTAATCTTGTCATTACAACTGCCAGACTATCGTGTAATGCTTGTGTCTCTTTTATGTCTAAAATGACTTGTTTTTGATTACTTTTGACCGCAATTCTGGCCTTATTCAGAAAATCTTCAATAGGAATTGTGTTTAATGGTTTCATTGTTTACTTACTGCATTTAATACTGTTCGCATTTCTGTTTCAGTTTTAAACGGACCTTGATATGGATAGCGTTCTAATGTAATCAATTTTGGACAAAAGCTCTTAACCCAACCTTTTCGGAATTTAATTACATAGTAACCTGCACAGTACAAACTTTTACTTTTTGAACTTTTTGCGTAAATTGGTAAACGTTTTTTAATATTATAAACAGGATTGTAAGGCCTGCTTCCGCACGGAAAATTATGCACGGAATTTGTTTGTGGAATCTGTATAGGTTTAATTTTTTTAACAGATTCATCAAATAATGCTGACCCAAATGTTTCGTTAAGATCTTTGATATCTGTAAGATTAACTTTTTGACCTTGTCTAAAGAAACTATAGCCTTTCTTTTCTTTATTTAAAGTACCGACCTTAATCCCACTGTCTTCTACTATCCAAACTTTGTTAGGAACTAATACTTTTGCAACTGCGTTCATAGTACATACCTTGCGTTAAGTGGTTCTGCGTAACTCTGCACCTGTTCGCTAATTTTATTTAAATCAAATTCGGAGCAGAGTTTAAGTAATCTAATACCCACTTGGCTAATATTTTTATCAGCAGTGATTGCGGTATTAATAGTTTCTGTAATTATTTTACGAATGTCTTCGGGTTGTGCTGACAGGTCACATAGTAATATATTACGTTCGTAATCTTCTTTAACACGATGTTCGACACCTTCGTGGTCGGTCCAACGTTGCAACATCATATTGTTCCAATTATATCCTTTGGATCCTCTGTCAGCAAAGGCTTCACGGAGACCAACTTTATTCTTTGTGCCTTTCTCACGTACTCCCGGATAAGCACTAAAGATGTTGTCGGAGGTGTCGCCACGCATACACTTCTCAAATAGCAACCAGGATGGATCCGGCGCCGGCTTGACTTCTTTAGTTTTCTTATCAACAACAGGTTTATTCTTCTCATCGAAGTATCCTTCATGTGTAGTTGTAATTTGCATTACACCGTTATACTGTCTAACATTTGGTGCAATTAATTGTGCAAAGTCGCCATCTGTACTAACAATGACATGATTATCGTTTGGATGACTTTGTATCCAACCTGCAATCAAATCATCTGCTTCTAGCTGAGGGTGTTGTAAAACTGTACAATTTGTCTTATTGATAACAAAGTCTTTAAACTGATCAAATGTTTCCCAAAAGAGTTTATCTTCTTCAGCCTCGCGAGGGCTCAACGCGGCCCGAGCGTCGGTGCGGTTCCTCTTGTATGGAGCATAATGATCTTTGCGCCAGCTACGACCTTCTAAACAGAAGATAACGTGTTTCCCATCAAAGTCTCGCCATGCTTTGCGAACACTATTCAAAATAATTTGTAGGCTCATGCCTACTTTTTCGCTAGCATCACCACGAACAACGTGTCGAGCACGAAAGAATGTATTTGCCGCATCAACTAAAATATAAGTCATTAACTTACCTCAGACTTTCCGCCTGCTAAAGGTTTAACATTGATATATCCCATTGGACGTTGTTCCATTGAAATATCCTCTTCATCAGCAATACCCTTGCATAAATCTTGGAACCATTGATTAACAATTTCTTCTTCATTTACGCCTTGATATCCAGCTTTAGTTAATTGTAACACAAAATATTCGTTCCAGTCAAGTTCGAAAAATCCGTTACGTACA